GGTATCCCTGTTCATTTACTGCCACAAATTGCACGCGCTTCTTTCCCTTCATCTCATGCCAATAGGGTACTGCTTAACGCTTCGGGGGTTTCTTGCCCTTGTCTTTGCCATAGCCCATGATGATCTCCTCGAGTGTCGTGCGAAGTTGCACAGGGTTGATTTTGCATCATCATTGAATTTTCCGCAACGATGTCACCGGTAATTTCGAGCGCCCAATTTATTCGTTGTGGGCTTATGTTCCATCCTTCACGCGTGCGATCGAGAATTTTTTTTGCTTGTTCGAGTGCTGTCATTTTTTTCTTTTTGTGTGTATCGAGGCCATCACGGCCTTGAGTTGTTCTACCGATTTGACGCCGCGTTTTTTTTCACGGGCATCAAGTTCTTCTCTGCGCTTCCACAGTGGCAATGTCAGAAGGTGCCTGGCTTCGCATTCAATCATCCATTCGCGTGACCATGAGCCAACGACACGCCCATCGTGGAGCGTGACATCGATCTCGTACTGCTCGCGTGGTGTCAATGCTTTTGCTCCATGGCCGACATGTGCTTAAACCAGCCATCGACGATCTCGATCGCTTCACGCATGACCATGTGCTCGAATGCGTGCTCGATCTTGCTCTCGCCACTGTCGTCATCCCAACCAATAGCGAATGAACAAACGCCCATGCCTTCGGGTTGGCAAAAGAATCGCAACTCAGGTGCGCCCTCTTGGTTCTGTTGTTTCAACATAACGATCTGGCCATATCGGACCACATCAAATACTCGTGCGAATTTCATTTCAAACCTTTCAAATAAAAATATATTGACACACCGATCACTGCAACACCGATTCCTGCACCGATCAATAGTTCACCGATCAACATCATGATGTGCCCGATGTTCATCGCACATACTCCAGCCGGATGGTTCGATACACCACACCGTCGTGCCACTTCTTGTCTGACTCGATGTCATACAGTTCGATGATGTGCTCTGCCTCTGCAAACTTCATGCGCTGATTGCGAATGCTGAACATGTAGATCAGCGGCGCTTTTTGCGTTGAGTAGGCCTCGATCAATTGAGGCAAGAGCAAGCGCTCTTTTTCTTTGATGTTGGCTGTGCCTTTGACATTGACCACGAAGGTGCGTTCATCACGCTGGATCACATAGTCGGGCATGTTGCGCAGTATGGGGTTGAGATTGTAGAAGGCGCCCACATTGGCAAACTTCTCATCAAAGCCCAGGCGCGTGCAGTTCCACCCATTGCGCTCGCACCATTGCTCAAACAACTCTTCGCCGATGTTGACACCGACGCCCTGCCTGTCCTGGTAGGTTTGGTCTGCATTGCCGTATGTCAAAACTTGCCTCCAATCTTCAGTTCGTTGAGTCTTAGCAGTGTGTTCAATGAATCCTCCTGTTGTCTTCTGGTTGTGTTCAGTTGCATCTCATCGGTCAAGTTCAAGGCCTGGCCAATCACATTGAACTCTTCGCCAGTTGTGCCCCACTTGCTGGTGCGCTCGTGCCTGGCTTTGACTGACTTAATCGCGGCCAGTGATTGCTCCATGAGTTCGCGTGCCTCAACAGAATCGAAATGGTCACCGGACATCACATAGCCCCAGTTCAATCGAAAGCACACCGTGTTCCATGTGTACTCATCAGCGTCGCCGGTCTTAAACTTTTCCAACTCCATGTGTGGAATAAATTGCAGATCGACTTCGGCCTGTTTGTTGTGGCGAAAAATCTTTGGCAATACTGGCAATGGTTTTGGCCTGTACTTGCTTCGCTTTCTCACAACTTGATGCCTCGCACCATGTGCTCTTGATCGATGCGCTTGCAATCGATCTCGGGCTTGTACGCTGGCCAGTGGCCTTCGCGCACCATGTCGCAATAGTGTTGCTCTGCCTTGATGGCATCGTCGTAGTCCATCTGGTTGACGAATGCAAATGCACCTAGCAGTGCAAGCCATATCGAAACTGTTTTGATCGTGCTCATGTTCTCTCCTTAGTCGTATTCACATTCACATGGACTGCATTCGCATGTTGGGCAGTAACCCCATGCCATGACAGCCTGCTTCAATTCAAAGTGGCACTCAGGACTTTCTGGGTTGCTTAGTACGCCAAATGCGGCCAATGCAACTCGCTCTCTCTTTGCGTTTTCGCGAACCCATGCATCCAGGTTTGTTTTGTCTCTAGCCATTAGGCTGTCAATTTGCTTCTGTTGTTCAGCGATAACTCGCTCAAGTGCTTCGCTCATGTTCTCTCCTTTGGTATTGCCATCTTGTCGCGTAACTCGTCCATCATTTTTCTGACCCTTGCTCTGTTGATTGCCATCTGCTCTTCAGAGATCTTGTGCTCCAGCTTCGGTGGTTCAGGCCTTGGCGCCATGCGGCACAGTTCTTTGAACTTGATGCAGTTGGGCACGCGTTCAGGCAAATGCTCGAGTGCATATGCGATGGCCTCTGGCCACTTCACAAATCCACCCAGTTCTTCAGCCCATGTGGCTTTTGCATTTTCAAGTCCAGCGTCAATGCCATTGACCATGCCGGTGCTGAATTGCCCTGTGAACTCTCGGCCATAGATGCCTTGGAGCCTGGCAAAAATCTTCTCAACCCAAGCGTTTGGCAGTATTGGATTCGGCGTCATAAATTTCTCCTTCGATGATGGTTCCTTGGTATTCGTCGTGTTTCGGTAAAAGTCCAAGAGATCTGGCAATGCCCTCCTGGTTGATCTGGTGCTGGGTCTTGTTGCCGTTCTGGTCCTTGTTGACCCAGTCGGCTTTGAACCCTGCCCATCCCCTTGCACAGCATTCGGTCAATGCGGCATTGAGTGACCAGCCTGCTTTGCGTGCTTCGCGCTCAATGCCTGCCATGGCCGCTTGAGTGACTGGCGCCTTCTTGGCTTTGCGCACTTTTGTGAATCCATCCCAGACTTCAGGCGATACGCCATCAGGGCAGGACAAGGGCTTGTCCCTTGTAGTTATCTTTGTTTCTTGTTTTATGTTTACTGTTTCTTGTTTATTGTTTGGTTGCACGGTCGTTGAACGGGCGTTGGACCTGCGTTCAGCAGACGCCTTGCCCGCTCTGGATGCGGCTTCCAGCCTGTTGTGGTACTTCGCGATCTCTTCATCTGCCCTGCGATTGACCCATCCGGACCCCTCCACGAGTTCAAAAAATTCCTCGAGAACAGCACCGACTTCGTCTTCGTGATCGCGCATGTTGATCGCCCGTGCAACGGTCGTTGAACACTCGTTCAACGGTTGTTCGTGCAGGTAGTACAGATCCAGCAGACGACGGTAAGCACAGTCCTCGATCACCGTGAGGTGCCGGGTGTGGCTTATGTAGTCGCCGATGTTGAATGAGTAGAAGTGCATCACGCACCTGCCTTGGCCTGGTCAAGCAATGAGCGGATCGTGTCATCGCTCTTGACTTTGGCTTTGTTGGTGCATGCAACGCAGGCCGCGTTGATGGTGTACCTCAGTGTCTCGCCGCAGGCTTTGCAGGGCTTACCGGTGTACTTGCGCTCGCCGTTTTTGGCGGCATTGATACGGGGGGAATCCAATTTAACACTCCTCTTGGTTGATGGTTTTCTAATTCTAAACCAATACCAAGAGGATGTGTCAAGCGTTTTTTTACAGGTCGGCTTCTTTCACAAAAACGCCGTCGATCATGCGACCTTTGCGGTCCTTGATTTCGTCGTAGGCCATTTCGATGCAGGCCTCGATGCTGAACCCCATCTGCTCGGCCAGGATGGTGAGCACCACCACAGCGTCGCCGATGCCGTCCATCACTTTGACTGTGTCCTTGCGGGCCAGGCCTGCGGCCAACTCGCCGATCTCTTCGATCAACTTGGTGAACTGCTTGTCGGTGGTACTGCCGGACACCAGGTTGCGCTGGTGCGCCCAGCCACGAATGCGCACAAAGTCTTCATAGGTTTTCATGTTGCACCTCAAAATGGAATGTCGTCGTCCATGTCTGCCGGACCATCAGCAGGCTGTTGCGTTTGTTGCGTTTGTTGTGGCCGTGATAGCGCGTCACCCTTTGGCGGTAGGTCCACCTGGTCCACAGACAAGCGTAGGCGCGTTTTTGGCGTGCCGTCCTTGGCTTTGTATTCCTCGAGTTTGATCGGGCCGCTAACGGTCACGCGCTGGCCTTTGGCAAGGTACGGTTGCAGGCTGGTTGCCCGCTTACCCCACAGTGCGCAGTCGACCCACATGGTTTCGGGTTTGTCTTTGGTGCCGATGGCCACGCCGATGGCAAAGTTCAGGATGTTGTCGCCGTTGTGCTGGCGCAGTTCGGGGTCGCGCCCCAGGTTGCCGGTGAGTATTGCAATGTTCATTCGTTGGATTCCTTCGAAATTTGGACGCGTACAAAACCACCGATCTGCCCCGCGTCCACTCGTGCAGTCAGTGTTGTGAATTGTTTGTCGTTGATCTTGAGTGCATCAGCGACGCCGTCAAGGCCAGACTTCATCCTGGCCACCAGGTTGTCGCGATCGTAACTGCGCCGGTCGGGCGGAACGAACTCGAGCACCAGGTGCAGATTGCCAGCGATGTCAGGCCTTACGGCCCCCACCTGCTCGAGCACCATGGCCCAGCACGCCGTACGGTAGGAGGCCTTGACTTTCGAAACCTTAGACCAGTGCAGGCGCTTGTTTGGAGACAGTTCCGAAGGTGGCCAGCCCAGCGTGAACTCAATCATTGACTTCGCGCCCAAACACGATGTCGTGCGCAGTGATGTCGATGCCACGCTCCCAGGCTAATTCCAAGAGGCGACGCTGTACAGAGGTCGGCACGATGCCGGTCTTTTGCCAGCGAGACACTGCGGCAGGATCGCGGTTGAGGGCACGGGCGAGTTTTCGTACCCCGCCAAACATGTCGATGGCCAGTTCAACTGGCGATGTGTGATTGATAGTGTTGTTCATCCCTCAATGATGACACAGGCGCAACACCTTGGGAACCCTTGATTTACCTGGGCGGAACGAATACCCACATAAATCACTCGGATTAGGTATTGTGTTGTGGATATGTGTTGATGTAAGATCACCACATCGGACGAAAAAACGATACCGCATTCAGCACCGAGCGATGGCCACCTGGCCTGACAGAGTTAGCTAAATGGCTGTGACGACATTTTGGGAAAGATCCGGACGCAGGCTTATTAACCCAACGCCTGCACCCTTTAACTGTTTAGACGATGGAGAGAATCATGACTGCAATCAACACCACACCCGCTTCTGCTGACGAACTCGGCACACTGCTCGCCCAGATCGCCACACTCACCAAGCAAGCCGACGCCCTCAAGGACGCCATGAAAGACCTGGCCAGCAACGGCGGTCCCACAGTATTCGAAGGCGCCTTGTTCAAGTCGACTTATGTCGAGGCTGACCGCGCTGTCACCGACTGGAAAAAGTTGGCCAAAGAGCAGGGCATCTCTGCCGACACCATCGCGTCGTACACCAGCACCACCGCTGTGTTCAGCATCAAGACCACAGCACGATGATTCAGTACGGCATCTTGGATGACGACGGCGCCGTGGTGCGCTGGGTCTGGGACAAGCCGTCCTACCCGCACATCACACGCAAAGTGCCTCGTCGCCGCAAACCCAAATTCGAC